CACTTCTCGTTTTCGGTCCCGGAGAGCGCGGTCTCGTACGCGCCTGGCGACAGGCCGCCGGTCTCGGAGATGAACCGGCCCGCGAGGTCCGGCACGGACAGCAGGCCGCCGTCGATCAGCAGCAGGAACGAGCCGGGCCCGCCGGCGCCGCCCGCGCCCGGGAAAGCCTGGATCGTGCGAAAGCCCTCGACCCAAGAATGAGCAGTGGGCGCAGTGGTCGCGGCGCCCGACAGCGTGATCAGGCCGTTCGCGCCGAAGCCGAAGCCCCTCGAGATCGTGCAGAGCCCGGCGCCACCCGTGCCGCCGGTGCCGCCGTTCTTGTAGAAGGTCCCGTTTTGATGGACGACCTTGCCGCCCGGCCCGCCGCCAGTGCCGCGCAGGTCGGTCGGCAGGCCTTTCAGCGTGTTGCCGCTGACGGCCAGGTCGAGGAAGGGGAATGAGGCGTGCTTCGCCTGGGTGAGCGCGCACGGGGCCGTGCGGATCTTGACGTCCTTGTCATTGATGTCGACGCGCGTCACGCCGTCGTGCCCGCGGGAGTTGCCGACCCAGCCCGGCGTCCCGCCGATGACCGTGGTCGTGCCGTTGTCGGCCACGCCTGCGATGCCGCCGGCCGTGCCGACGATCGAGCCGTTAATCGTCAGGTAACCCTTAATGCGCAGCTGCACATTGCCGCTGATGTTCAGCGTGCAGCCGGCCGGGATCGTGAGGTCGCCGTCGTAGTACCAGGTCGAGGCCGCGGCGGTGAGGTCGGTCGTGCCGGCCAGCGTGTACGAGCCGGTCGCCATCACGCCGCCGGTGATGGTTGCGACGGTCGTGAGGTTCGTCCCTTGTGCCGTGTAGAAGGCATCCGGCAGCGACGTCGTGGCCTGCGTCGGCGTGATTACGGACGCGCGCTCGGTGGAGCCGAACAGCTCGAGCGAGACCGCGCCGGTGCGCCAGTTGACCGTGGCGCCCTGGATCTCCATCGCCCGGTCGATCGTGTCATTCGTGCCGGTGAAGTCGCGAAGGCTGCGGTGCTTGACTCGCACCACGTCGCCCACCTCGAGGCCGTTGAGCGAGTGGAAGACGTCGACGCGCAGGCGTACGGGCGGCGCGCTGTACCGGTCGCGAATGCTGTCGAGCAGCTTGAACAGCATGCCGTCCGTGTGCCGGCCGCCGTAGAGCCCCTTGAACTTCAGGCTCATCGTCGGCGCGAGGCCGTGCTTGGCGACCGAGTTCGTGTCGACGTACGTCGTGCGGCGCGTGAAGTCGCGGCCGTTCCAGTTCCAGTCGATCGTGAAGGAATTGTGCAGGGCGTCGAAGTCATGCTCGAGGTCGCCGACCTGCACGCTGTTCGACTCGTCGAGCGTGGCCACGCCCGAGGCGTCAGCCAGGACGCGCGTCATGCGGCGCAGGCCGAGTTCGCCCGTCGTGTAGACCGGGAGGAACAGGCCGATGAGCTTGCAGACCTCCGTCTCGAGGAACGCCTTACCGTCCGTCTTCGTGACGCCTTCGAAGCGGAGCACGACGCCGGCGGTGTCGTCCGCGGTGTTCCAGAGGTCGGTGCCGATCCCGGTGAAGTCGCTCAGCTTGACCAGGCTGGTCGGGATGCCGAGGTGCCAGGTGGCCGGAAGCGTCGCCCCGCCCTGCCCGTGCAGCACGCCGGTGAGGATCGCGTACGCGAGCTTCGGCGCCGGCATCTCGAGATACACATACTCGGTGACCTTCTCGCGCCTGGCCGCGGCGGTGCCGCCGTCGACCACGTACCGGGCAGCCTGCGTTCCCAGCACGCCCCGGGTGCAGCCGGTGAAACTGGTCGAGGTCTTGCCGGTCGCCCGGATCACCTCGTCCTTGATGCGGAAGTAATAGACGGTGCTCGAGGCAGCATCCGTGAAGCTCGTGCCGTGGGCGACGGCCGTGAAGCCGGCCGTGCTCGAGACGTTGATCGTGGTATCCGCCGCCTCGACCGTGCTCGCGAGCGTGGTCGTGGCGAGGTCAAAGATGTCCTTGCGGGCTGAGCGTTGGACGTCGTTGCAGGCGATCCGGTAGGCGCCGCGCTCGAACGAGGCGGACTTGATGATCTGGGTGCCGACCAGCATGAAATCGGCCCACGCCATCCCCTCGTACCCGAGGTAGAAGCGGCACAGCTTGTCGCGCAGGCCTTCGCCGGCGGCGTTCAGGGCCCGGACGTTGTCGCTGAATTCGGTATTGATGTCGGCCACGGCGAACGAGGCCGCGCCGATCTCCGCCCGCCCCTGGTCGGGGTTGAGCTTCTGCGAGCTCACCGACGGCTCGATGAGCGCGCCTGCGATATGCGTGGCGGGGATGCCGGAGATGTCGGCGTGCGACGAGATATACAGCGACACGGCCGCATACTCGATCTTGACCACGAACCGCGGCGACTTCGCCGGTGCCCGGTTGTAGCCCGCGAAGGCGGTCGAGTCCGCCCTCACGCCGGCACTTCCTCGACCGTAAAGGTGACCTGGTAGGGGTCATCCTGGCCGCCGTTGCCGTAGCCCACGAGGCGGGAGATGTCGTACTGCTCGGAGCCCAGCACGGCACGCACGGTCGGCGACGCGCGCAGCCGGTTCTCGTCCTGATCGATGTCGCTCGGGTCGGCGCCGTACATCCACCACGGCTCGAAGTCGAAAGCGGATCCGTCCTCGACCGCCGTCAGGAACTCCTCGAGCGCGTCGAGCTTGCTGCCCTCGAGCGGCTCGGTCGTGATGTTCCAGGTGCGGAGCGCATTGTGCAGCAGCGTCTCGCGCTTGCCGGAGAGCGACTTCTGCACGTCGCGTACCAGCTTGCGGCCGGGCGTCAGCTCGGCGGCCGAGAACGTCAGCGTCACCGTGGCGCCGGCGGCGTGGCCGGCGAGGGCCCGCTTGGCGGTGAACTGTATGCGGATCATCCCGCCGCCCCGGCGAGTTCCATCGCCTGCCGACTATTGGCCGAGAAAAAGACCATGTCGCGATTGTCGGCTGCGTCGCGGAGAACTTCCGACAGCCAGCGCGCGGTGCTGTCGGTTTCGATCAGGTTGCCCTGAATGATCACCTGCACCGCGCTGCGTTCCTTGCTCTCGTCGGAGGCCTTCTGCGTGCCCTCGGGGACGCTGCGGGTGACGCCTGAAGCCGACATACCAGTCCCGCTCGGGCGACTGATCGACCCGCTGGTCGAGCCGAGATTCGTCGACTTGATCTTTGAGAGCTGCGCGACGCCCATCGCTGCAGTGGCCGCGGCGACCGCATAGTTCGCCGGGAACGGGACCTCGGCCATGGCCTTCATCACGGCCGTGTACGTCGACCAGATCGTCTGGGCGATCGCGTACGCCTTGCCGATTTTCCCGATCGTGCCGCCCTGCTGCATCGCCATCGAGGCGAGCTGATTGCCCATGTCGCCGAGCGTCATGTTCTTCGCCTGCTCGGCGGCGATCATCATGTCGTTGTTGCTCAGGAACGAGTCGAGGATGCTCGCCTGCCCGACCTGGGCGATATTCAGCTGCACCGCCATGCCGTCGGAGGCGAGCTGCGCGAGCGCCGTGTTCAGCGACTGCTGATACAGGTATTTCGGGTCGGTGGTTGGGTCCTGCTCGAGCTCGTTCCTGAAGTTGTCCTTGCGCAGGGTGCCGTAGCTGTAATCCGGGCCCTTCTTTTCCTTGCCATTGTCGGGCGCCGTGTAGCCGGTGCCGAGGCCCTGCGCCGCGCGCAGCTTCTCGGCCATCTCGGCGGCGCGCGCCTCCATCTCAGAGGCCTTGGCGTCGAAAATTCCGGCTGCGTTCGTGAAATCGACGATGCTTTTGACCGCCAGGGCGCCGGCCGCCTGAGCCCGCCCGAAGCCCGCCTCGGCCACGACGCCCCACTTGTCAGCGACCTGGGCGCCCGCCTCGGCTGCCTGCTGCAGCGAGGCTCCGATGCCATTGAGCCCGACCGCATCCGCGGCCCGGCCGAGCGCGTCGAGGATCCCCGAGTTCGCGCCGATCGCATACTGCACGGTCTTGGCGATCGCCGCCTCGACCACAGAGAGCGTCTGCACGACCAGCGAAAAGGCCGCGGTGATGCCAGAGCCGATCGCGGTCAGCGTGATACCGAAGGCACGTCCGGCCGCGGTGGCCCCTCCGAACGTGTCGGCCAGAGCTGCCACGTTATCCACGGCCGCGCCGACGGCCGGCGCCAGGCCTGCGAGAAACTTCGTGGTCAGGTTCGAGACGACGGTGCCCTGGAACTGCAGCTCGTCGTTCATTACGCCAATTTTGGCGATGTCGAGGTCGTCGAGCCGCGCGCCCTGCGCGTCGAGCTTCGCGTTCACCTCGTCGATTGCCTGCCCGCCCTGCGCGAGCAGCGCCCCGACCTCCTTCACGCCCTTGCCGAAAATGTCCTGCGCGGCACTGGCTCGCTCGAAGTCGTTCGGGATCTGGCGCAGCGCTTCGGAAATCTGCCGGAAGGCCTGGTCGCCCTTCAGCTTCGAAATCTCGGCGACCGACAGGCCTAGCCGCTCGAACGCGGCGACGGCCTGCTTGTTTCCGGCCATCCCGTCGCCGATCGTCTGCGACATCTTCGTCAGGACGTTATTCAGCCCCTCGGCCGAGCCGCCCGCCTGCTGCGCTGCGAGCTGCAGCGACTGCAGGCCGGAAGCGCTGACGCTCATGCGGTCGGCCATGTCGTTGAGGCCGTCCGCGAGGCTGTTGACCGTGCGCAGGAAAGACGCGGCCGCGCCGATCGAAAGCGCGCCGCCGATGATGCCGCCGAGCTTGCCCCAGCTTAGTCCGATCTGATCAGCGGCGCCCGCCAGGCCGCCGAGATCCTTCTTGACCTTCGTGACCGCGGCCGAGACCTTCGACCCGTCGGCCGTGATCTGAACCTTGATCTGTTCGTTCGACATTCTGGGCCTTCTTTTTGCGCATGGTGCTCAGCGCACGCTGAGCCTCTTCCACTGACAGCTTCCGCCGGGACGGCGGCTTCGGCATGAAGTCGGAGGGCTTGAGCGGCTTCTTACGGCCGGCAGCGTTCGCCACCGTTGCCGAGACGACGCCCATGCGCCAGTTGTCCATCTCGTAGCCCCAGGGCTCGAGCTGGAAGAAGGCGCACCATTCGAAGAACTCGTCCGCGGGCATCTCCTCGAGCAGGCGCTCGACGGTCATCCCGAGCCGAGAGGCGACCCGGAACAGCAGCAGCCGCTCCGGATCGCCGCTCAGTTTTTTGCGGCGTTCTCCCGCTGAACGAGGCCGGCGTGCTGCAGCATTTCGCCCATCACGCGCTCAGCCAGCTCGCCGTCCGCGTCACAGAAGGCCTCCGCCTCCTCGAGCGTGAAGAAGGCCGAGCCGTCTTCGTTGCACAGGCAGAGCGTGAGGTACTCGTGCGGCGGGATCCCCTCGCCCTTGCGCGCGCGGTCGCCGATGTCGATACGCTCGCCCAGGGTGAGCCGTCGCACGAACAGGTCGAGCCCGTCCACGGAGATGGCCTTGACGCGGCCCGCCTGGGCGCGGGCGAGCAGCTCGTTCTTGCTTACCATGTCGTAGTCGGCGCCGCGGACAGGCCGAGCGTGACCGTGACCGTCTGCGCTTCGGTGCCTTCGGCCGTCTGCTCGCCCGGGACGATGCCCTCGATCGTCGCGCTGAACACGTCCTCGCGAGCCCCGGTATTCGGGTAAATGATCTTGTAATTGCGCACCGTCTTCGCGACGTAGTCGGAATAGAACTGCTGGTGCGCGCTGGCGTCGTTGTCGAACGCGAGCTCGACTTCACAGGTGAGGGCCTCCTCCGCGCCGTACTTCACGTTCGGCGCCGACTGGTCCATGGTGTAGACCTCGACCTTCTTGCGCGTGCGCTCTGGCGGCTTCACGCGGATCACCTGCGGAATGGTGGTATACACGCCGCCGCCCGGCGTGTTCTCGCGCTGAAACAGCGTCAGGTCGGTGGTGTTGATGGTCATCCTTCAGCCCTCAGAAAAAGGAAACATGGTGGAAGGTGGGCGGCGTCGCTTATGCCGACGCGCCGATGATCACGATGTCGTACGTGACGGACGTGCTGCCGGCGCTGTTCACGAGGTCGAGCAGGTCGCCCGTGCCGGCCGTGACGGCCACGCCCGTGGCGTCAGGCGCCATCCACAGGAACACGCCGCCAGGTCGCACCGGGATACCGTCGCCGGCGGCGAGGAACAGCGGCACGCCGTTCGCGGCCGGGCGCGTCACGTTGACGTTGTTCGTGTTGCCTGCCGCAGCCTTGACCAGCACCGCCTTGATGCGGGCGAAGGTGACCGTGCCGAAGGCGTTCGTGAGCGCGCCGGCCAAGTCGAGCGAGTCGGTGCTCGAGGCCGTAATCGTGCGCGTGTCGGTAAAGATGCGGTCGGCTTGGTCGAGGCCCGTGCCGTCGGCGAGCGCCTTGGCAAAGGCGACGTTGTACGGCATCTCGGCCGTGGCGAGGTCGAGCGCGCTCGTGTGCGAGCCCGCGATCGACGCCTTGATCGTGGCGGTCAATGGCATGGTGTAACTCCTAGACGCTGGTTTCGGTGTCCGCGTGCGCGGTCTGGTACACGGCCGAGTACGTGACGCGCGCGCGGCCAATCGGGGTTTCGCCCGAGGCGTCGACGTCGACCGAGATGGAATTGAGGACCAGCGGACGGCAGAGCCCGCCCAGCCGGTTCGCGTTGAGCAGCGGCTCGACGCTTACGAGCAGCCCGTCGAGCTCGTCGTCGACCGCCCGGCCCTTCGCCACGATCTCCACGACGAGCTCGAGCGTGCGGGCGTACAGGCCGACGGCCATGCGCTCGATCTGCTCGGAGTTCGTGTACACGAGGATCACCGGCAGCTCGGCCTGGTCGACCGGCACCGTGCGGGTGGCGTGCACCCCGCCGAGCGACGCCAACGCGGCGACGGCTGCGTCACGGATCTGCTTTCGTACGTGGCTCATGGCAGCTCGAGCTCGGCGACGGTCATGCCATCGCCGTCCGGCTTCGGCTCGCGGACGATGAACACGCCCGGCGTGCCGCGGACCAGGCTGCCGCTCTGCACGCCGCAGCGCTCGAGGTCGACCGTCCGGGCGGTGAGCTGGGGCGTGGTCGAGATGACGGCAAGGTCACCCTGGGCCACCGCGGCCCGTTCGAAGATCGCGTCGAAACGACCCTTCGGACCGTCGAACACGACGCCGCCCAGCGCGCGGATGAGGGCGAGCCGGTCGGCGTCGGATTCGAACATCGTCAGGCCGTCGTCTTCGGACGTGCGAGCAGGATGCCCGACGCCAGGACGGGACCCGTGACCACGGTCGCCACGAGGCGAACGTGCGAGCGGATCTTCGACTTCTGCACGATCAGCGCGCCGGTGGTGCCGGCCGTCGTGATCGCCGAGCTCGCCACCGCCGGCGACAGGTCGGCCGCGGAGGTGCCGCTGCCGTCGGTCGCGTCCTGCAGCTTAAACGTCACGTTGCCCGTGATCGCGCCTGCGTTGTACGCGAAAACGAGATCGCCTTCGTAGTTCGAGACGTCGATCCACGGGCCGTTCGTAGCGCCCGCGGAAAGCGACACCGCCCGCAAGGCTTCGACCTTGCTGGCTGCAATGCCTTCGTCAAACATCTTTCTTCCCCTTGCGCGCCTTCCCGACCACGAGATCGGACACGCTTTCGGTCGTCATGGGAGCCGGAGCGGGCGGCGGTTCGTCCGCCGCCAGCTCGGCGCTGCCCCGATACACGACCTCCCGCCCAGTGACGGGCGGGAGATCGAGCACGGTCCCGGGCTTCTGCACTTTGGCGTCGTACCAAAATGCGCGGATCACCCGGACTCGCATCAGGTGATGCTCGAGGCGTAGCTCCACGCGCCCGCGTAGCGCACACCGACGTCGCAGGTGTACCAGCCGCGGACGGCCGTCAGGCCGCGCGTGAAGTCGCTGAACGGGTTCGTCATCAGCTCGAGGACGCCCCACTCGGCGAGCACCACGGACGGCCACCAGCCGAACAGCGCCGTCGCGGACGCCATCTGCTGCGAGGCCATCGCGCGATAGCCGCGGATGGTTCCGTCCTCCATACGCCCTTGCCAGAGCGGCGTGCCGTCCGTTGCGCTGGTCACGTTCGGGCGGTCCATCAGGAGCGCCGCCACCGCCGGCGTCGTGACGAAGCCGCAGCCCGGGAAGAGGGCGTTGGCCGCGGCGACGTCGCTGATCGCGTTGAGGATGCCAGGAGCGGCGAGTGACGTGCCCGTGAACGCGCCGATCGAGCCCGTCGTCGCGATGCCCGTCGGCTGGCCCGAGTTGCCCGAGCCGCGCAGGATACCGACGTCGACGGCAAGGCCGATGTCGCGAGCGATGCTCGTGAGAACCAGGTTCTCGGCGTCCGGCGAGGACTGCTGCAGCAGCTGGTGCGACAGCTCGGTCAGCGCGGCCACGTTCTTCGGGCTCAGCGAGAGCTGCGCGATCGTCGGCTGGCTCTCGGTGATCTGCGTGTTTTCGTCCGCCAGCCAGTACGCCGTATTGCCCGCGGTCATCTTCGGGATCGTGACGTTCCCCTGCAGGCCCGACAGCCGCGTGACGCCCATGCTCAGCGCGACCGACGTGTTGCGCAGCAGCTCGATGAAGTTGCCGGGCTGGTTGTCGGTCTGCGTCAGGTAGTTCGAACCCGACACGCCCGCGACCGTCATGTCGCGGCGACCCGTCTGCGGGATGTCGCGCATCATCACGTCGAGCGGCACGAAGAAGGACGTCGCCGCCTTCGGCACGCGGTTCAGGCGCTTGCTCAGCTCGCGGCTGCACTCGAGCTCGAGGCCGGCGTCCTTCCAGTCCTTGTTCGACGCCGCGCGCAGGGCCCGCAGCAGCGAGTACCGGCGCTTCTCGGTCGAGCTCAGGTCGAGGTGCGTGACCGACTGCGGGTTGTTACGCCCGCGCTCCTGCAGGATCTCGAGCAGGTCCTTCGAGACCTTGTTCAGGTCGGCACCGCTCTCGATCCACGCGCGCTCGTAGCGCTCGTCGAGGTTGTTGGCGCGGCAGAGGTTGCCGATCGCCTCCTTCCGCGACTTCTCGAGGTCCACCGGCGAGACGACCTGGCGGGTCTCGACGGACACATCGGCGCTTGCGCCCGCCGGGGCGGTGACCTGTTCGGTCATGGGCTCACTCCTCTCGGCGTTTGGCGCCGGGTTGATGGAACGGAAAGAAACTTCGAATTCGTGGCCGCCTGAGCGACCGAGGCCGACCGTCTGGTCGGCAGGGATCGTCACGATCGAGGCCTCGTAGGGCTCCCAGTCGGTGACGCGGATCTCGTTGGCTTTGCGGTCTTCCTCGGCGTCGTAAATCCGGTAGCCGACCGAGACGTTGCGCAGCCCACCCTCGACCATGGCCGCCACCTGGCGCGCGCGCTCGGTGTCGAACAGGTGCGCCTCGACGACCAGCCGCTTGTCGCGAACCTCGCCGGCATCGACCATGCCGATCACGTCGTCGGGGTTGTGGTTGAACAGCAGCGGCATCGCCTTGCGGGTGAGGCGATCCAGGCGGATCGCGCTCTTGCTGTGCACGAGGATCTCGTTGCCATAGAAACGCTCGACGGGCGTCTCGCTCGACAGCGAGAACGACAGGCGCGGCGGTGCGTCTTCTTTGCGCGTTTCGAACGCGCACACCTCCGCCTCCCGCATCTGCAGCGGGATC